AGAAGTTTCTATTCCTTCAGAGAATGGTTTGAATTATAATCCTGGTGGTCGGATTGAACTTTACATCCCTCCTACAAGTAAGTTCGTTGATTTATCGCAGACTAAACTAAAAATGGATGTTGATATTTCTGTTCCTACTGCGGATGATACTAACGGCGTTCAGCGTCTTCAATTAGATGCTCAGACAGGATTACATAGTTTATGTCGTTCAGTGAGGGTGTTTTCTGGGCGAAAAACCGCACTTCTGGAGGAGATAGAGGGCTATGATATTTTAACTGCTCTTCGGTTTGATTATGAAACTAATGAAAGTCTAAGGTCGCAACGTGCCTTAGGTGAAGGTGCTACTACATATGATCCTGCCTGTCGTGGGACGTTAGAGACCACTAAAACAATTCAGGGTAATTGTTTCAGTAATCCTTACTTTACTAAGGTCGCACAGAATCCTACTCTTGCGACTAGATTTGAAACGACTGATGTAGATTACGGATTTCAGAAAGTAAAGGGGGAGATCCATCTTAATACAGGACTCTTCCGAAATGAGGCTGTTTTCCCAGCACTTTTAACGGATGGTCTCTTTATAGAAATCTTACTTCAAGATGCTAAAAAGGTTTTCAGAACTCTTGATAGCACTAATAGAAATCGTCGTCTTAAATTAAATCCGGTATATCATTCTATTAATGGTTCCGATGCTGCTCGTGCTACAAGTGGATCTTTTGCTGCTGTATCTGCTTCTGCTAATGCTTCCAGTGATGTATTCTTCTTTACTCAGGATAATAACCAGAGTTCTGTTGCTACATTCCCGATGGTGGTTGGAGAAAAGGTAACCTTTGCTTCCTCTGACAATGCTTCTCTAAATGGTTCAATAGCAAGGATTACTCAGATAGAACATGTCGCAGGTGGGGCTGGGACCGCATTCGGTACAGGTAAAACGAAAATAACCTTGAGTCAGAAAATAAGAAATACAACTGGAGAAACTTGGACTGGTGCTGGAACTCAATATCATTTAGTAAGTCATAATGCTGAGTCTTCAGATATTAATGATTATTCTGCTACTTATCAAGTCTCTAATGTTGAAATGATTGTCAGGCAGATTAGTGTTCCAGATGGTTATGAAGCCAGTATGATGAATATGATGAAAGAAGGTGGAACTATGAATTATGATTACAGGACCTTTACTAATTACAGATTCTCTCAATTACAAGGAGATAATGTTGCGAATATTCGTCTCCCTCTTATTGAAAGTAGGGCGACTTCGATCTTATGTGTCCCTACGGACGCAACACAATACAGCACTAAACAATTACTCTCTGCTTCTACCACTTATCTGATTAATGAAGAAACTAATGACTTTCAGAATCATACTCAGAGGTCAGCACTTACAGGAATAGTAGATGGTCTTCAAGAGTATCAGTTCATCTATGACGGAAAAATTAATCCTAACAGAAAAGTGAATACTTCTAAGATTGCTGATAAATCTTCAATCTCGCAATTTTGGTGTATTGAGGCAGAAAAAAGTCTCGCGATGGCGGATATAGAACCTATGTCTTTCTTAGGATTTCAAGATAATTTTTTCATCGGAAGAGCTCTCGCATTGGGGAAGAATTCTGTTTATGATGCTCGGGGAAAAGATTTCAATCTTCAGGTTGAATACACTTCGGCAACTACCCCTCAGACTAAACCGAAACTCTGGAATAACTTCGTAAGCCATCTTCGCAGATTAGAAATCAAGAATGGAGGTCTTTCAGTTATGGTGTAAAGATAAAAGATAGATATTATTAAATTTTAAATTTTTAAATTAAATTTTTTTTACCAGTTATACTTATAAAAGTATGAGTGTTTCTAATATGAATATTGAGATAGTTCCCAGTAATATTACGAGCAATGGTTCCATTTCATTTAAGAATGGTAATCCAGTCATTCAATTTATTATCGGTGAGCAGGACAGAATGCTTCTTGGTAATTCTGTACGATTCACCGGTAAGTTCCGTGCTTTACTAAAATCAGGATCTTCTTCTGTATCAGATGTATCTAACTTAGCTATGAGTGAGAAACTTGGAGTTTATTCTTGCATTGATACTCTTACAATTAAAAGTCAGAGAACAGGTCAGACAATAGAATCAATCCGCCATTACAATCGCTTCCTTTCCTCCTACCTCCCCGTTACCTCGTCTAAACAAGATAATGTTGGTCATTTATATGAATCGGCATTGATCCTTCCTAACTATGCTGCTCAGCAACAATCGGTTGTAAATATTCCTTCATCGTCAAGCACTATGAATCATTTCTGTATGAATCTCCCTTGCGGACTCCTAAATGGTGGAGAACCTATCCCACTTATGCCTGAAGCAGTCGGGGGTCTCCTTGTAGAGATTCATTTAAGTCCAGACTCTCAGGTCTTCCATACTCAGGGAGATGCTGATAGTGCTTCTTATACAGATAGTTTCTATGAATTCAGTGATGTTTCTTTAGTTGCCGAACTAATGGAACCGGATGCCGAAGGATTAGCGAATATGAAAAAACAGCAATCGGGAACTTATGAATACAATTCTATTAATTCTTATTATCAGACAATTAACTCTGGAAATGGTATTATTAATTTTCAGTTAGGTCTTTCAAGAGTTTTAGGTGTATTCGCTAATATTGTCCCAGCAGCTCACATTAATAACTTAGCGTTTGATGGTCTCGCTACTCTGTATCCTACTAACTCTACAGGAACAAGTGCGGATATCAAGGAGATCTTTTTCACACGTAACGGAACTAAATTCCCAGTTGATTATAATATTACGACTTTACAGCAAGACAACGCAAGTAATAAGGTTGCTGATTCAGAAATCTATCATCATTTCGTAAATGCTATTCAGAAATTTGCTGATAACAATAGGACTTCATTGAATCCTCAGAATTATCGTCTAAGTGATTCTGCTCGTTTTGATAAAGATTTCGCTTTCGGAGGCTGTGGTTTCGGTATAGGAGTCGCACTGGATACGATATCAGATCAAGGAGTTGATTATCGCAATGTTAATTTCGGTATTAATATGAGTTTGGACTTGACCACAGACTCACCTCAAGCCTTCTTCCTTTTCGCACACAATAAACAGACATTAGTCTTTGGTCCGCAGGGTCTTCAAGTTCTCAATTAATTAAAATTTAATTTTTTTATTTTTATTTTTTTATTTGAATCATTATAAAGTAATGGATTCTACTAATATGACACCTCCTACTGCTCCCGCTGATGGAATGGATGAAGAACCACAAGCGACCATGGTTGAACGTGGTGCGGTCCCGCCTGGTGTTCCTAATTTATTAAGGGTATCCCCTATGGATACTACGACTGCGACTGATGTAGAGACTTCGGTCACTGATCCAGTTGTTAAAACTGACTCATTTGTTCGATTCACACTATTAAATAAGGGGATCCTTCATTCCCATAGTAAAATTACACTCGGAATCACGGCTCCTGATTCTAATGACAGATTCTATCCACCGACAGTCGGTGTTCATTCATTAATTACAAGATGTGCCTTAAAGGTCGGCACGAAAACTCTTCAAGAAATTGATGGATACAATTATTTATCCGCATATAAACAGATGTTTATTTCTAATGAACATCAGTTAGAAAGAGAACAAGTATTAAGTGCTAAGTCAATTGCTCACGAGTTCAGATATGATGACACAGCAACGGATAATGGTGGAGCGACTAATGATACTCAGGCATTTACATATGGTCTTTCTGTTGGACGTGAATACAATGATAATTATGGAGCAGCAACCGCCGATTTAATAGTCCCTCAATTTGTTAATGTTAAAAATGATCCTATATTTCAGGTCGCTTTAAGTGATCTCTTCCCGATGCTGAAACAGACTCAGCTCCCTCTCTATATGATGCAAGAACAGGTCTCTATTGAACTAACATTTGGAGGAGCAGCACGAGATCGCACCTGTGCTGCTAATGGTGTCTCTAATGCTACTATGGCGATTAATCTTGATGAAGTTAAGTTCATCGCAGATTACATATACTATCCTCAAGAGATGATGACTCAATACGCAGTTCAGAATCCTGAAATTGTTATTAATCATTTTGATTATCGCCATTCTAAGGTTTCGGTATCCGCTACATCATCAAGCGGAACTACTCAGATAAGAAATCTTGGAGGGGCTGGTCGTATAGTCACTAAGGTTATTACCGGTCTTCAAGCGGATGCTTCGGCACAGGATACAATTACGAATCAATATCATTCTATCTCTCCTGAGGCTCAATATAATTTCGGTGAGGCTCCTGCTGCTGGAAGACAGAATGGTTCATTAACTACGAATATTAAATATAATGACCGATTCTTATATCCTATTGATGTTGTAAATCCTGCTCGTCATTTCCATAATACAGCTCAGGCAGAGGGTATGGTTCCTTTCGTCACTCGTGAAGAGTTCTCTGCTGAGGGTGTTGCTCTAACTGCGGATGAATATATGGGATATAGTCAGAGGTCTGGCGACTCTGCTACAGAGTTCGGTATCCTAGGTCGTTTCAATTGGTTATCATATCGTCTCAATCGTAATGAAAGGATCAATAGCAGAGGTATTGAATATTTCACTAAATATGAAGGTCTTGATAACTCTGGATCGTATACTCAGAGAGCATGGTTGGAACTTGCTAAGATTACAGTCTTACAAGCAGGTTTCATAACTACAAGACTTATGTAAATTAAATAATCTTTTAAAACAATAAATTCTAAAAAAATTATTTATTTATTGTTTCTTAATATAATGTCGCAACCCTCCGCAGAACCTTACTCACAGACTATTTTATTAGATGCTAACAGATTATCATCCGAAGAGTTTTCAGCGAGTAGTCTGGCTCAGACTGATTCTTCTGTATTCACTAATCGTGTAGCAGGAGGATTAACTCTTGACATTGGTGATCAAGTATCAATTCAATCAGCTCACATCGCTCAGCGAGGTGCTGGATCTTCTGTGATTGAAATGAAAGGTAAAACAATAGGTAAGAAAACAATTAATTATACTAACTTCACTAATAGTTCATTTATAGGATCACATCTAATCGCACAGGGAACAGGATCTCCTCAATTACAGAGATAT